GACGCTAGTTGAGCTCGCTTCTCAATTTCAGTAACTTCTTAACAACTCCGAAATCATAAATTCCTCTATCTATGCTTTCCTGATTGTAAGATGGTACGAAACCTCGTATCGCCTTAGAATCTTCGTATAATGACGGTAAACTTACGAAGAATTCAGGGAGAACTAAGCCAAGTTTGTACTTATCTCCTTCAACAAAGAATTGAATCAGATCATCGATGTATGGTAAATTAATACAATTCTCTAAGATCATGATCCATCGGAGTATCTCCATCTCTTTACTCCATTTCCGAGCATCGTGAAATCGCTCTGGGTTTAATGCCGTATTTATTGCGAGAATACTGGGATACATACCTAATACCATTCCAGTGTCGTTTGTCAAGTCGACATCAAAGAACCGTTGTAAGTATAGAGTAGTTCTATCGTCAACAAGTTGTTTTTCAGGTTGAACTATTAAACCTATAGAGGCACTTGAATCTGATAGTGTCACCTGAACCAAAGATGATAAATCCTCATCTAACTGTGTGTAGCTGAAGTCTATACCTTCGAGATCTGATCCAGGAGTTCCTTTTCCTTTTAGGGAGAATGCCGCATCGTCCCCAAGTCCTTGAGCAGCAAAGATTGGTAAACCATTCTTTACATTTAATTTCCACACGTAATAAGTAATTATTGACTCTAAGAAATTGGTAAATCCAGAACCACTTGGCATTCCATGTCTACCCGTGATGACTTTATCTAAAGCGTACATAAATTCAACACGGAAAACGTGTTCCATCAACTCTTCTAACTCTAATTGATACTTGCGTTGGAAGAAAGGTCCCACAATTAGTACGAAGATTGATTGGTGTGTCTTGTTTATAGTCTTGTCCATAGACTCGTAATCTTGCTGAACGTAGATAGAGCCATCATAAAAGAATTCTTCCTCTTCGAAACCAAGTTCAACAGAATCAAATCCTTCCCAAGCAGAGAAGAAAGGTATCTTCTTAGCTCGAATGGTATCCATTAAAGGATAAAGGAAACTCTTTTCTACTAGAGTCAGAGAAAACGCCGCCCAGAATATAAATCGGTACTTACCCCTTTGCGATCTAGATCCTGTGATCATCGGGTATAACTTCCATTTTCCGGATTTTGCATCTTGTAATGCTTTTTGTTGAATGGCAACACTAGACTTCGGACCAACATCCGGAGCACCAGAGTTTGTTGTCAACTTGTCATCGAGTTTATCACGTTCGAGAACTGTTTCAAAAGATAACGGTCTTCTATCTCTTGTGACACCAAATAATTCAGAACGGATCTCTTCCACGATTTCCATGTCAATAGGGAGGTTGCCATTCTGAGGTAGATTATAATAATCATAGAGATCGTTTTTCCGATCGTCGAATGGAGGATACCCGCCCTGAGGGCCCACTTTAGTCATTCGCGATTTATCGTACTCAACTAAACGTTCATATTCGGGAATCTGCGCCCATCGGGATAGTGTAGTCAACCACTTATCAAAAACCTCCGTCTCTGTTAGACCTTTATAGAGAGGCGTTCTTGGAGTAGGCATTTTACCTTCTCGCAACGTCGTAAAGTTGCCGGAGACGTTAGACTGGCCTTGTTCAGTTAGATATAGGTCAGTGTCTTCCTGCGTCAACGATTTTATTTCCATAAATAGATTTCCTATTTAATTATTTATTTGGA